AATTGAATTTTACCCATATCGCCCAAGGCTGGCAAATCATCCTGAACAGCCAATGCCATATCAGCGCGGCACAGGTCGCCTTGTGCCTCGATTGGCTCAAGACGTGCCGCTTGGTTAAAACCCCCGAACATTTGGATAGCTATGCCGACAAGCTAGGCTATACCGCCCTAGCCGCCGAGATAGCCACGAAAGGACAAACCAATGACGGATGAAATCGTTAATGACTGGCTTGTAAATGGATGGTCACAAACACAAGAGGAAAAACCAATGCCCTATGAAACATTTCCCGACGCCGAGCCACTAACGCCGGAAGAATACGCCGAATTGAACGCCGATAAGGAATGGGCGCATCTAATCACCGAGATTGACGGCAAGTTTTACAATGACGAAGACCTATACAAATGCGCCGAATGTGAAGAACCGTTTGCCGAGAAGGTAAACATAAACGACGACGGCAATTGCGCCCTTTGCGCCCAAGACCTAATCGACGAGGCTGACCACCAACGCCAAGAGAGGCCCTGGTAATGCGCAAACCTAATTCATTCGTTCGCGGCTTGCTTATCGCGGCCAGGATCGGGGTCGGCCTAGGAATTGGCGGCGGTTTAGCCCTGTCAATGGTTTGGCTATTCATCGAGGGCTGGCGTTATGTCTGACGAACCCAAGACCGAATATAAATACATGCACAAAGTCCCGCGAGGCGTCAAACACGGCCACGCCAAATTGAACGAGGAAAAGGTCAGGCATATCCGGGCGTCATATGTACCAGACAGCCACAGCAAGGGCTTTGCGGCATTCGCTAGGCGCTATGGCGTCAATTGTAAGACCGTTCGACAAGCCTATCTAGGCGAAACCTGGAGCCACGTGAAATGACCGACGATATGAAAACTGATCTAGCCGAAATGATGGACCACCTGAACGACATGGTCGATGAGCATGAGCGCCAGGTTTACGCGATGGCGATGGAGCACCTGATTATGACGGCGCTCAATGACGCCAAGATTAGCCTGTTAATTAAGGCCCTGGCGACTATCCAAGAAATTACGGACGATTCAGAGGCCCATGATATCGCGGCCAGTGCAATCAACGCGGTCAAGGCCGTCCAATACGAACCGCCAGCTAAGGAGCAAATCAATTGATAGACCCAAGCGAAACCTATCAAAACCTATTGCGCCGCCTGTAAACCAAGGAACAACCAATGAGCCATATCGAAAATGTGATTCTTTATTTCTGCGCCTTTGTGAACGGCATTAGCGTAGGCATCCTGATCGGACGGTGGAACAAATGACACGCGAAGAAGAAGATAAACAAGAACTATACCGCCTAAAGCGCCGCTTATGGGCCATAGCCACGGGCAAGCCGTATTTAGAGGACGGCGGCGTAAGGGGCGGGCGTTCAGGCGATGCAGCCCCGCGTGAAGCGGATACAGACAAGGAAGGGAGCAATTTCTGATGAGTTTCCAGACCGTTGAAGACATGCAGGAACGCTTGCATAACCTATGCGACGAAATCGATTGCTTGAAATATGAATTGGAAAAGGCCGCATCTGATGAGCGGGCCAAAATCGTGGATTGGCTGCGAAAAGATAGCATTCTTGATTGGTTAGCCGACGAAATTGAAGCAGGAGATTACCTGAAATGAGCAATTATACGCCGGAAGACAGTGTGCCGGTGGTCGCGCACAAGACAGGTGTGGCGCAGGGCAGGGCACTGGAGCGCAAGTTAATCGTGGCTTGGCTGCGAAGTGAGGCGGGGGTTGAGTGGATATGTGAAGACATAGAAGCAGGGGAGCATCTGAAATGATGGGCGCTGTTATAACTAAAATCATTAAAAAAATAAAATTCAGTGCATTCTTTTTGGGTTTAGATGTTGGCAGGAAAGTTGAGCGAGCAAAAATTATAGCTTGGTTGCGGAATGGTAATGATTTTTATGCTCAGGCATGGGCCAGAGATATTAAAGCAGAAAGGCACCTGAAATGAGCGAACCAGGCACACCGGAACATTTCGCGGCCATAGGGGCCAAGGGCGGCGCTACCAAGGGCGCGACAAAGAGCCGGGGCGATAGCGCTTATTATGCCGCCCTGGTCGCCAAGCGCAAGAACAGGCGCGGCGGCAATAGCAAGCCATTGGAGACGGTATGAGGGTGCTGGTGGCTTGCGAATATAGCGGGACCGTAAGGGACGCGTTCCGTGCAAAAGGGCACGACGCATGGTCTTGCGACTTATTGCCGACCGACGCTGACCCTGCATGGCATTATGAGGGTGATATTTTTGATATCATTATGGATGATTGGGACCTGATGATAGCCCACCCGCCCTGCACCTATCTTTGCAATATGGGCGTTTGGTGGAATCATAAGCGGCCAGAGCGTTGGCCCTTGACTTATGAAGCCGCTGAATTTGTTCAACGCCTGGCGGATGCGCCAATTGCCAAAATAGCCATCGAAAACCCAATAGGTTGGCTTAATAAGAATTGGCGCAAACCAAGCCAGATCATTCAGCCTTGGCAATATGGGCATGAAGCAAACAAACCAACTTGCCTATGGCTTAAAGATTTGCCTTTATTGGAGCCAACCAAAATTGTTGGAAAGGGCGAGTTTTACGTTAAGAAAAACGGCAACCGAATGAGCAAATGGTCACACATAACCAGCGGAACCAATAAAAACCGTTGGAAAATAGCCGCAACTACTTTTTCTGGTATCGCTAACGCAATGGCGGACCAATGGGGAACCACATGACAGACGTTTTCTGGACGCAAGAACGCATCGACCAAATGGTTCAGCTATATTTAGATGGCAACAGCGCCACCGAGATTGCCAGGATCATTGGTGCGCCTACTCGCAACATGATTTGCGGCAAAATTCACCGGATGAAACTGCGCGGCGTTATTGATATCGCCAAGCGGGTTTATAGACCCACCATCTCGGTACCCAAGATCAAATTATGGAAGGCACCTAAGGCCGAAGCTATCAAGCCCAAGCCTACTCTTAAAAAGGAGGTTGTTGCTATGGTTGTTAACAATGAACCCCGCGGCCTGTTTGCCGCCACGCTAACAAGGATCAGACCCAATGGATGCAGATATATCGCCGAAGCCGTGTCCTATGGCGATATGGATCAGGCCGTCATGTGCGGTGACACAAAAATCGAAGGGTCGTCTTATTGCGCTCACCACAAAAAACTTTGCTACAGCGACCTGACCCCGGCTGAATACAAGCGCAAGAATCTATCGCTTAATCGCGGGGTTATGTGGAAGTTCAATCAAGGGCGAGCCACAAGGGCGGGTTAATCTACCCGCCCCCATACCCCTATTCCGAAACTACGAATCATTCCGGCCCGGTGCAGTTTATCAAGGGAACGCTTGACCCCTTGATAGATTGCCCGGTCGCTTTCTTCTGAGCCTTTCCCCGCTTCCTCGCGCATATCTTTTTCTGTTACTTGGCGCTTGTCGGGCATAAGGCCAAGAATCATCGAATCATATTTGCTGGCCTTGAACGACTTAGGCCCGCCGCCAGCTTCATCATGCGCCGCGACCAATGACGATATTTCGTCCCCGTCGCTATCTTCGCCCAACACAAGCCGCGTCATGTTGAAAAACAGGTCATCCACCTTATCGCCGTCTTTCATCTTATGGACGCCCACCTTGGCCCGCGATGCCTCTGGATCGGGCTTGAACACGCCTAAAATGAAGTCCAGGTTGGCCGTGATAGCAGACGAACCACGGGGACGCTCGGCGGCGCTATGGCCTGTATGGTGAATGACAATAACCGTACAGTTAAACGCCGCTCGGATTTCGCTGTTGATCATGCGCAGATATGTCCCAATATCGCTGGACGAATTTTCGTCGCCGCTGAATGTTTGGGACAGGGTGTCGATAATCACCACGCTAGGCGGCTGAGGAAACTTGGCAATAGCCGCTTTCAAATGCGCCATTTCATCTTGGGCCGTTAAAAGAAAAGGCGTGATGCAAATATGCATGTTATTGGTTTCGACTAACCCAAACTGATTGCGCCAGGCTTTCAAACGGCGGCTAATACCTGCCCCGCCTTCCGCAGCGATATAGGCAACCGGGCCTTGCTTGGTTCTAAGACCTGCCCAGTCCATGCCGTGCGCGATATGCAGGGCCATATCAATCGCGATAAAAGATTTATACGTCCCTGACGCACCAAAGATCATGCCCATGCTATCCTCGGGCACCAAACCCTTGACTAGCCAGCGGACATTCTTTGTCATCTCCTCCAATTGTTCTTCAGAGACAAACACGTCGCCCTGCAACGCTTCCTGACGGGCAGGAGCATATTTTTCGGCTGATGTTACCATTCTTGATAACTCTGAGCCGTAGCGGGCTTCCCAACGAGCAAACTCCTCACTCGTTGATTCGGGTTGGATCGCTAGCATGAGGGAACGAAGGTTATTCACCACCGCGCCAGGTGCCATACCCGCTGCAACCATTGCCGCCGAAAGTTTCATGAGCGGATCGTGATACGACCGTTCGTCTAGGTTTGGGTTGATCAGATTTCTGTACAGGTCTACTGCTGTGCCTGTTGAATTGTTTAGGTTTTGTGTTTTTGTAGGGGTCGTGTTTATGTTTTGGCGGATTTCCTCGAGGTCAAGCCCAAACGTGGCGACCGCATCCGCTAAAGTATATGTGGCGTTTGTTTTGTAATAGATGATTTTGGTTTGGAATGTGCCAGTGTCGCGCTGTTTGGTGTTGCAACCGACAGGCAAGCGCCCGTAGCGCACTACGTTATTGCCGCTAGAATCGGCATTGATGAGCTTGCTAGAGGCCATAACCTGCAAGACCGCATCTAGAAGCGGCCTATTAGCAGTGTCGGGGTCGGTTGCGTCCAGAAATATTCCGATCTGGTGATTGCCAGGCGAGGTCTCAAAAATATATGACGGGTTCCCAAAAAGATCATCTGGGCTAGCGTCATCCGCCAACAAGACGGCCATGCGTAAGAAGCAATCTTTGGACCGCCGTTTCTTGTCCGTTGTTCCCATAATGGAAACACAGAAGAAATTGTTATTGCTTTCCCTCCGATCAATTAGAGATCGGTGCGCCGGGGTATCCATATACGGGTTGCCAGACCAAGCGCCCGGCTCGCTCTGATTTGGATCAGATGCAAAGCTTGTCGTCCAGCCATAGGTATCCCGCAGTCGCCCATAGGCGACGGATAGGAACTCTGAATTAAGCATTGTGGCCTCAGTGATGACGGGGTTGGCCTGATAGATCGTAAACGTCGATTCTTATGTTGTGTTTTGAGGCGAATTTTAGAATATTATCCCAATATCGCTGGGGAATGCGGCCTTCCGTGCCATTGCTTGTTGCCGGGATAAGCCAGCGGCTAACGGCTGATTGCGTAATTTCTAACAGCTCGGCTGTGCGTGTAACGCCGCCAAGTCTTACTACGATGTTATAGGCGGGTTCGCACCGCCCCTTGATGGATGCCATGTGTCGTTCTCCTATTTTGAACAACCTTGGAACGTACACGCATCGAATATGTTTTCAAGCAAAATAAAAATAAAAAATCATATTGCCTTTGCCGCATGATCATGTACCTATTGCGTTGTGAGCAGAAGGAACATGCAAATGACAACCGACGAACAACTAGAAACTTTAACTATCGCCTGGCTTGATGCCAAGGCAGCAGAAAAAGCGGCCAACAAGAACCGCATCCTCATTGAGGAAGAAATCCTTGCCATTGTCCGACCCAATGCAGAAGGCCGTATGAGCCTTAAGCTTGGCGGCGGGTACAAACTGACCCTTGATTCTAAGATGATCTACAAGGGCGATTGTGACGCGCTGGAGGCCATGTCTGCCGACTGGCCAGCAGAATACCAAGTGGTGCGTACCAAAAAAGACCTCAACGAAACCAAGCTTAAAGAAATCCGCATGTACAGGCCCGAAATATGGCGGCGCATGTCGGATATCATCACCATGAAACCAGCCAAGGTTTCAGTATCAATCGAAAGGATTGAAGAATGACCCGGTATATTGCTGATTACAAAATTGTTTGTAATTTTGATTTACCAAAAAATAAAGATTTTAATGAAGTAATGTCAAATTATGTGCGTTTGGGAAATTGGGAACCTTTTGGTCCTCCCGTTATAGTTTCTCACAACCGCCATTTATACCTTGCACAAGCATTGGTTATTTTTGAAGGAGACGATTAATGGCGTTTGATCTTAAAAGCATCAAGCGAAACGCGACAATCGCCGCCCCTCGCGTCATGGTTTATGGTGTCGAGGGGATCGGCAAGACGACGTTTGCTTCTGGTGCGCCTGATCCGATCTTCATCCTCACCGAGGATGGCCTAGGATCATTGGACATTGCCCATTTCCCTTTGGCATCTAATGCCGAGGACGTTATGGACGCAATCGCCACGCTATACAGCGAGGAACACGCTTTCCAGACGGTGGTAGTTGATAGCCTAGATTGGCTAGAGGCTATGATCCAGAAGGAAATCGAATCCAAGTATGACGCCAAAGACCTGGCCTATGGCAAAGGCGCTATCATTGCGGCGCAGAAGTGGCGTGATGTTCTGGATGGCCTGAATGCCTTGCGTAATGATAAGGGCATGACGGTTATTCTGCTGGCCCATACCGCTATCAAGCGTTTCGATAGCCCAGAAGTCGAGCCATACGACCGCTACCAGCCTAAGCTACAGGAGCGTTCCAGTTCCGTTGTACGCGAATGGGCGGATGCCGTACTGTTTGCCAACTACAAAACCATCGTTAAGAAAGACGATGTGGGATTCAACAAGACGAGCAACCGGGGAATTTCCACGGGCGAAAGATTGTTGTTTACGAGCGAGCGTCCAGCCTATATGGCCAAGAACCGCTACAGCCTGCCAGACACCATACCAATGATCTGGTCAGAATTTTCAAACTCCATCAAAAAGGGAAACTAAATCATGGCTAAGGTCCATTTCGATATCTCCACCTATGAAGCGCCAAAGAGCGATTACGATCCATTGCCCAAGGGCGAGTACATGGCAATGGTCACAGAAAGTCAGATGAAGGTAACCAAGGCAGGTACGGGCGAATATCTCGCTCTGACCATGCAGATCATCGAAGGCAAGTATGCCGATCGCAAGATTTGGGAAAACCTCAACTTGCATAACCCTAACGAGGTTGCCGAAAACATTGCCCGCGCAAACCTTAAGGCCGTTTCCGAGGCTTGCGGTTTTGCGGAACTCGATGACACCGACCAGCTTAACGATATTCCGTTTATTTTGGTTCTGGACATTGACCGCAAGGACCCCACCAGAAACCGCGTGATGGGCTACAAGCGTGCAGGGTCTAGTGCGGCACCATCGTCGTTTGCACAGGCTTCAGCGACCGCCGCAAAGCCTTGGGAGCGCAAGTAAATGAGCAAGCCCGATCAAGTGACGACCGCTACCCAAATCTTTGGTTGGTATGAAGCCAAAACCGAAGATTTCCGGGAACACCTTGGTGCGTCCTTGATCGGGCACAACTGCAACCGATATTTGTGGCTCAATTTCCGCTGGGCCGTTAAGCCGAAATTTGAGGGGCGTATCTTGCGCCTCTTTAATACCGGGCATCGAGAGGAGACCCGAATCCATGAGGAACTGCGCGGCATTGGCGTAGAGCTTCATGTGGAAGAAAACGGTAAACAGATAACTTGCAGAAATGACTCTGGTCATTTTGGCGGGTCTGTCGATGGCGTAGGAAAAGGTTTTGTCGAAAATCCTAACGTCTGGGCCGTCCTCGAATGCAAAACCATGGGAGAAAAGGCGTTTACCAAGCTATCAGCCTGGTGCGTCGAGACTGAAAAGCCACAACATTTTGCACAGATGCAGGTCTATATGGGTCTGCTGAAGCTTGACGCGGCCATGTATATCGCGATCAACAAAAATACCGACGCGATCTACACGGAGTGGATCACCGCAGATAATGCGGTGTTTAAGCAATATAATCACCGCGCCAACACAATTGTTGAGGCTAAGACTGCACCACTAAGACTAAGCGATGATCCTACATATTGGGAATGTAAGTTCTGCGATATGTATCGGCTTTGCCACCATGCAGAGCCAGCGCAAGTCAATTGCCGTACCTGCGCCCATTCAACGCCCGTTGCCGACGGTAAATGGCGCTGCGAATTGGCCGATACGTTTTTGACGGGCGCGGATCAGCGCAAGGGTTGCGACCAGCATCTATTGATTCCAGACTTTGTACATGGCGCGGAACCGATAGATGCTGGCGTCAACTTCATTGAGTACAAAAACAAAGAAACTGGCGAGATCTTCACCCACGGCAAGAAAGTAACAGCGCCACGGGATAGCCTTGCCAAGCGCCAGGCCGAAGGCCGCAAGCGCGGCTCCAACAATGGCCTACCCTTCAACGATGAAATTCCTTTTTAGGAGAAAAAACATGGCTCAATCACTGAATCCTACCTTTAAGAAACTGACCGCTATCGACATTGTAAATGTGTCCGATCTTTTTAAACAGTATCTTACCGTTACCGAAGACGGCGCTGTTTATGCGGACGGTTGGGACGATGACCGCGTAGCTAAAGAGGCAATTCCTAATTACACCGGGAACGCCCGTGCAGCCGTGGGAAAGTACCGCATTACGCTTGGTTATGGCTTGCTTGCCACCACCAGCAAAAAAACCGTTTCTTCTGAATATGAAGAATTACAAGGGCAAATCTATCGCCTCGCCTTAGCTTTAGAGGACCAATATGAAGAATTTCAAAAACGAATTTTGATGTTGGAAAGGTCTCATTTTGCAATTGCTTCCGCTGAATCGCAATTAAGGCATATGAAAAATGGCTGATCCCATCATAGGCATTGATCCAGGTCTCTCTGGAGCCTTGGCTCTATTGACCGACGATGGATTGGAAATCTTTGATATGCCCACCTTGCAGGACGGCACCAAGCGGCGTGTAGACCATGCCCAGCTTGCGGTTATCTTGGACGTATGGGCAAAAAACCAAGGCATCAGGTGCATCATAGAAAAGGTTGCATCTATGCCGGGGAATGGTCACGCCGGGGCGTTTACATTTGGACGCGCTGCCGGGGTGGTTATAGGTGCCGTTGCGGCTAACTTCATTCCGATTATCGAGGTAACGCCTCAAGTTTGGAAAAGGGTTACCAAGACGCCAACTGATAAGGATGGGGCGCGGCTAAGAGCATCTGAACTTATGCCGCGCCAATCTCACCAATGGCCGCTAAAAAAGCATGATGGTAGGGCAGAAGCCGCCATCATCGCTTATTATGGGACGCTTGTTTAAGCATCGTCTTGGCTCGCCTTGATACTTCGTCAACGCGTCGTTCCCAGCCCTTGCCGAATGTTTTCCATGTCGGCAAGGCGCTGAGGAAATTCAGACGCGCCTCGCAGTATGTTTCAATCAGGGTTTCCTGATTCTTCTTTAAAATAGCAGCAAGGGTTTTAGGTCCAATGGCCCCGTCCGTGATAAGACCGAGGCTAGATTGAAGTACCTTAACCGCCCGCATAGGCCCCGAATTAACTGCAAAGTCGAATATCGCATAGTCAACTCCTTCAGGCAAAGCATCGCCGCTTATCTTATCCCAGTAATTGTCTCTGTAGAAGGGCGTGACGGCCCTGGGCGTCAAGGCTCGCATATCAGCCTCATGGCATGTCTCGCCCGTGTACGCTTCCCACGCGGCCTTGGTGACGCCTAGGCAGGTCATACCGCCTGGATCAATCGGATGGTTCACGAAACCGCCTTCAGACTTGAGCAGGAGCCGTAGGGATTCGTCAAAGTTACCGATCATTTTGAAGCAACGCCTTTTAGTTTTTCAAATGTACGCAGACCGCCCATGCCTAGCATACCAAACATCAGTTCCCATAGGCTGTTATCGAGCGAGGGCGGCGTAGGAAGGGCATAATGCGCCATGCCCGCAATCCATACCGCAATGGGCGACAAAGTGTATTGGTACATTAGGGCAATGGCACAGACCCAGCCAATGGCAGGACGCCAGCCAGCGACAAACACCGATGAGTTATTGGCTTCGGCCGCATTGACGGTGTTTTGTTGTGCATCCCAAGCTAATAGGGATTCACGCAATGCGGCCTCGGCCTTAATTTTTTCCGCCGGATCAGGGACGAACTTATCTACAATCTTTAAACCAGCCGCAATCGCATCACTAACGCCAAAACCCATATTATTCTCCCGACGCATCTATAACTGCCTGGCCCCTAAAGTAAGCCACGTTATCAATAACTTCTACCAACTCAGGCGGAAGCAACATGCCATTTCTAAACGTCAAGACCGCAAAGCCTGAGCAATGAGGGCTTGGGTTATTCTCGGCATAGTCAAATTGCGGGCCATGCGGATCAGATAGGGTGCCTGTATCGACGCCATACCTACGTCCGTTATAATCGCCCCAAGGTGTTACGATCAGCCTGTGAAGGTGCCCGGTTACGATTGACCGACCAGATTTCATCGCATTGTTGTAAGCAGCATGAGCGCCGTTATGGTAACGGTGCTTGATCATCGTATGGTCATTGACGTTAAGCGACCATGCAAAGTTCCAAGCATGGAAGCGTTCGTCTAGCCTTTGAACCACACCTTCAAAGCCAGGAACAGCCATACACAAAGTACGGTCCAGCCGCATATCGTGATTGCCAACATTCCAGAATAAATCCGCCTTTGTCTTGGATGCCATAACGATTTCATGCAACCGCTCATCGCAGATTTCAAGTTCTTCTTTTACGGAAGGCAGCTTAGACCAGCCAAGGGGCGGATGGCGGCTAACGCCTGCCCCATCGAATATGTCGCCATTGGCGATAATGGTTTTGGGATTAAGTTCTTTGATCAATTCTACTAGCGCCATATTGGCTACGGTCTGGTTGTGATCAGGCCAGAAATGCGCGTCTGAAAAGACGATAATAGTACCGTTGTCGATGTTGTAGTCATTTTGCCTTGCATAAGCGCGGCCAACATCTGTACGCCAAGTCCTGTCTTGGCCTTTTGTAACTTCGTTTGGTGTTGTCGTTAAGATTATGCCCTTATTGGCCATTTTAGCTCTGCGTCTATAGACGCTGCGAATATCCATTTCAATGATACCGCTTAAGACTATTGGGCTTCCACCGCTCTTTTGCCAAGCGGCGATAAACTCGTCATCCGTATAAGACACATAGGTTCCTTACTTTGGTTATTTCAGGTTCACTAGCTTGTAATGGGTTGAGGAGTAGAGTTGCATTAGATCGTCAATTAGGTTTTCCATCATCGTATTATTTTTGGCGATCTTGCTGCGATTGGTAGCGATCCAAGCCAGTTCATCCCTGATCTTGCTGGTTATATCATCCTTTGGCATCATAAGGATACGAACTTCTCCAATCAAGCCATACCAGCCTTGATACGCCTCTACGATGGCATCGATCTTATCAATCAATTCATCATAAAACTTGCCGAGGGCCTTATGCTCGCTATAGGATTTTGTAGCCCAATGCGCCGTATGGGCGGCGTTACGCATGGCAAAAACGTGAGATACAAGTTCTTCAATCATTTCAAATATCCTTAATGTGCGTTAAACAGTTTGAACTTAATCGCACCAAACAAAATGCTAACCGCAACTGCAATACTGGCAAGCCATTTCATAAATGACACAACGCCATTGGCTGTTTTCCAAGCCTGAACCAAGCCCTCAATGTCGCTAGATTGCTTGGCAACGGCCTTGGTCAATGCTGCCATATCCGCTTGGAGCAAAGCAATCTGGGTTTCAACTGATTGGTCGGACATTGTTTTAATCCAGATTACGTTATGGTTATGGCTTTAATAGCGCCAACGGTCGTGCCAAATGGGTTTGAAGTAATAGAACTCCAGGTCCATTGCGTGGTACCATTAAATGTTGCAGACGCCCTAGTAAAGCTAACGCCACCAATCACAAGCGTTGTCCAATTTGGAGACGCAACCGTATTGGCAACCGACAAGGTTACAACCTGCGTCATTCTCCAGAATATGCCGTTTATGGTGTTTGTGCCCCATGCAGTAGGTGCAATACTACCGCCTAAAACGCCACTAAAACCATAGTTATCAACGCTGCCGCCCGATAGCCAATAGCCAACAGTTAGGTTGCCTGAGTACGGACCCAAGCCACCATCGCCAGCCAAAAGCATCATGCCAACGCCGCTCATTAGGAGACCCCAGTGCCGCTAATGTACCACGCCGTTGCCGTAACCTTGATAATGGTCGCAACCGCGCCCACGGCCAATGTACGCGTCCCTGTGGTCGTTCCGCCAGCAAGCGTTAGGGTGTTGGTTGGTGATCCTGCGGTTATTGGAACTGTCCAGGTCACGCTTGCGCCATTGACGATGGAAATGGTCGTGCCAATTGGAAAAGCTTGAGAGCCATTATCCGGGATCGTAACCGTTTGCGAAGCCGTCGAACCCGTCAGATAAACGTGATGGCCCGCGTCGGCCAAGACCAAGGTGTAGCTAGTAGTCTTGGACGCACCGCCGACTTGAGGGATGCCTCGATAGCCAATGCTGCGAACGGACGTAGGCGAATATGCTGCGGTAAACACGCCGTCAGCGCCCATAGTCGTAACGCCAGAAGCGCCAAGCGTTGTGAACAAACCAGCCGCCGCAGTCGTTGCACCGACCGTACCGTCAATTGCGCCAACGAAACGCGTATTGGCGGTAATAGTCGTTCCAGTAATGGTTGTCCCGGTAATGGCGGCAGCCGCCGTACCGCCAATGGCAGGAGGCGATGCAAAGTAAGCCGTGAACCCTGCGCCGCTTACCGTGCTGGATGCCGATAGGGTCGTGAACGCGCCCGTGCTAGGCGTTGTAGCGCCAATGGTGGTGCTGTTAATGGTCGTGCCGTTAATGCCGCCAGAAAGCGTTACGGTGCCTGTAATCGTAAGATCGTTAAGCGTGGCATTAAGACCATAGGCCAACGCATCGCCTGACACCGTAGCCTGGCCGACGCCCGTTAGCTTATAGCCGCCCATCTTGATGTTGTTGGTCGGGGTGGATTGCCCGTCCTTGGTCAAGGTATTAGTCAGGCCGTTGCCAAGGTCAGCCGTTAGGGCGTTGAACACGGTAGAACTAATAGTCGTGCCTGTGACAACAGGCTGACCACTAGTGTTAATATTGAATGTACCAGTGCCGTTGAATGACATGATTTAATCCTTAAAAATTTGGTTTAAAGCGATTGAAACCATAGTTGACACCTGCGGCAGTTGTAGCGGCTATGCCAGCATTTTTCAAAAGACCCATCAGGTCCTGTCTTGCCTTTGTCGGTTTATCAAAATCAATCGCTTGATACATTCTTTTAACCTTGTCGTATTCTTCACGCGATATTTTGTTTTGCAGTCTGAGGCTTTCAAAATGGTTAAACGCCATTTTTGAAGCTTCTTTTAGATCGGGTTCCGCAGCAATATCAACCATAACCTTATCCACTCCGGCCTCGGTTAACTTTGCCTTTGTAGAAAGTTTTGCAGCACTAGTTGCAGCCTTTGCCTTAGCTTTGGCCTTATTAGAAAATACTTTTGCGGTAACGTCTGCTTTTTCAGAATCACCCAAGTCCATTAAGAACCTGTTGGCCTTGGCTTTTACATCTGTAAGCGCAGGATGGTTTAGCAATGGAAGATTTTTAATTTCCCTTGCAGCTTGTTCATACGTTTTACCATCAAGGGCCTTAGCCAAATAACTATTGAACGAATCAACAGCCAATTGAACATTTCCACCTACGGCCTTGACAAGTTGATCAAAATCATCAACGCCTTTGCCCTTAAAGACAGCATCAGGTATTTTATCAACGGAAACCCTAGGAACATCTGTTCCCGTTTGTTTTCCAACAAGCGTTTTTGCTATATTGGTTTTAAAAGCTTCTAAATTTTTCAATCCTTCTCGCCAATTTGCTTGAAGATTTGGATGGGCCTCACCAACAATTTCTTTTTGAAGATTATCAAGCAAGCCATATAAATCTCTTTTTACATCAGCAGAGATTCCCGCATATCCCTCTGGCGGAGTGTCACTAAAGACCGTTCCAAGCCATCGACGCGCATCATTAACCGATGAAAAAGTCGGTGAAACCGTTCTAAAAATTTGATTGCCTTCTGTACTTAATTCCGAAGCTTTCCCCCTGGCCGTTAATACAGCAGCTTGCGCCGCATCAACTTTAACTTTTTGAGGAAAAATTAAACCTGCTACATCTTTATAAACTTTTTCTACGGTTGAATCAGGCTTTCTATCACCCATTGCTTTCCAATTTATAATTGGATCAAATTTTTCTTGAATAACTTTATAAATTGGCAATTGTTCAATTTTATTGCCTTTATCCAAAAATTCTTGATAAACATTATTTTCAATTTCTCTTAATTTTTTATCAGCTTCTGTCATAGATTTTGTAAAGCCTGTTTCGGCTTGTTCGCCAGCGGACCTGAGCGCTTGACCAATATCCAAATCTTCTTTTGGCGCACCAACAGATATGGTGGAAGGTTTTGGCTTAATTGAATTTTTTGCAACTTCAAACAATGCAGTTGCTTGGTTGCCAGCGTTTTCTGCAAAATCTCCAGCGCGGGCAGATAGGTCGGCTGCGTCTTGTGCCACGTTTCCGCCAGATTTTACCGCATATTCTTTTAGTTGCTGGGCAAGCCTGTTGGGCCTAGACAGGCTAATTGGAATTGCATCAATAGCCTTTTGACCATAACGCCCCAGAGCCACGCCTAGGGGGCTTTTAGCGGCTAACTCAAGGCCCTTCCCAAGAACCTGGCCGCCGACTTCCATAGCGCCTCCGGCTATTACGTCTTTTGCGGTGCCGCCTAGATTCTGAGCAAGGGTAGGCGTCGGGGCATTACCCGTTTGCTGCATGGCAATGTCGTATATCTTAGCAGCCGTAGCCGCGCCAACACCTGCGCCTGGAATAGAGCCTATACCGCCAGTAGGAGCGGTTAATGCGCCCCCGGCAACTGCGCCACCAGTCGCGCCTAAAGCCAAAGCCATTTCACGGCCTTGCGGGCTTTTTACATAATTTACAAACTTGTCAACATTGGAAGGGGGCTGTTCCACCTTTACCGGGGTAAGACCCATGTCCTCTATGGATGGAGGCAGTTGATCTTTTTCAGAAATTGCAGATGGCTTTATTGGATCCCCCGCTAAGACATCTTCAATTGATGGCGCACTTTCTGGCCCGCCTTTAGGGGGACTTGATGCCTTTGGCTTAGACGTATCGGAGGTTTTGTCTTTTGAAGGGTCCATGATGGCTGCCACATATCCTTTAGTTTCTGCAAAGTTTGGTATTCCACCTGCTTTACGAACAGCGCCGGGGCCAGCGTTATAAGCCGCCAAGGCAAGGCTAGGGTCTCCGAAATCATTCAATTGTTGCCTTAGATACCTAGCACCGCCACGCAAATTATCCACAGGGTCATTTGGATTGACGCCCATTTCTCGTGCAGTGTCAGGCATCAACTGGGTAAGACCAATTGCGCCCTTGCTTGATTTACGGGTTTGTGGATTGCTTCCACTTTCCTGATGTATAAGACGCAAAAAGAGAGCGGGGTCCACCCCTTCTTCTTTTGCAATTCTTGTGGCTTCCGCTGCAACGTCCATTATTCAATTACCTTATAATGCATTGCCTGTTTGTTAATGCTTCCATCAGCATTATACGGCATAAAAAATCCCCATTTTTCTCCCTTATGTGGTCCAGTCTTAACTACTGATTCAACAACAATTGGATTACCATTAAATGTAATTGTTTTATATACTGGGCTTTGAAAGATTGATCTTTGTGACCTTGGGCTTTTGGCCCATGCTTCTTCCATTTCTCTAGAATTAGGGGTACCTTTATAATTAGCATAAAAATCTTGCCTATCAGCTTCTTTTTCTTGTGTTGCAGCAATAGTTGCAAACATTAAAGCGTTAGATTGTTTTGGATTGGTAATATTACCAAATATCTTAGACAACATTTGAGCGTCATAATTGGATGGGTTTGATCCAAGTTGTTTGGCTTGCGGAATAATATTTTGACCCATCATTTGCTTAACGCTTATTGCATTATTTATAAAATCGGTTCTTTGGGCGCTAGTAAAGCCTAGGGCGTCAGCTACTCTTTCCGCAGCGAGTTTTATATCGGTAAACGCATTACTATCTAATTTAAGCACCCCTTTTAGTATTTGTTGCGCTTTAAATGATTGTTGCCTTGCTTCTCTAGAAGCATCCGGCGCAGCGATAATTAGCTTTGTACCAGCATCACTAAAAGCAGTAGCCACCGCTTGTTCTTGCGGGGTTGGGCCACGATTTGACTCGGGAGAAGGTTGAGTTGCTTGACCCGGCGCAGGGGCAGAGGGGGGCGCTGGCTGAGGCCCCAGTCGCCCGTAAAGAATATCATTGCGGACAAGTGATTTTGATCCGTCAATATTTGTGACTTCTGTAACGCCATACGGAGCCTTTGCGGCTTCTGTGGCAGCGGTGTTTGCGCCCGTCACTTCAGCAGAAGAATTTGCAAATCCGGGGATAGTTGAAACGCTGATAACATTTCCATTTGCATCAAGGGTTGGCTGCTGCCCCTTATCCAAGCCACCATAGTATTTGCCCGCGTTGGATGGATCATGCGGATCAACAACAAAACCGTTTACATTGATAAAATCTGGCTGAGTTAGTTTTGCAATTTCAATGTAAGGCGATGGATCAATCCCATTTTGCCTAGCAAAATTTATCAATTGCACAAGGCTAGGCGCATCCATACGCATGGCCTGTTGCGGGGTAGGCATTGCCGTTTGAGCGGATTCAACAGGCGGCATGGCCGTAGGCCCAGCCATCAACGCACTTGCTATTGCAGCGCCTGGCGCGGGCTGTGACGGGGCTGCAACAGGCTGGGCCGCCATAGTTGCGGGTTGAGCGACTGAAGGCATAGCGGCGGGTTCTGGAGCGTTTACGCTAGACTCCATAGCGGCGTATTGGTTGGGCACGGGCGCAGGGGCGCGCGCAGTGGGCGTACCGCTTAATGCATTAGGATTTCCACCAAGGAAATCACCCAAGGCAGAATAAGCTTGGTTTTGCCGTTGCTCAACCCCTTTTCTCTCTTTTAAAATATCGGCTTGCTGCTTTGCACCCATATACGTTTGCAGCACTTTGGCTAAGGCCGAGAACGGCGAGATGGGGGCCTGGATACCCTTATAGGAGCCGACTTCAATAGGCTCAGCACCTTGAGCCGCAAGGGCTTCAGCAATCTTCTGACGGCGCTGAAGTTCGGCAAGTTGGGACGCGGGACTGGTAAGGGCGATGCTAGAATTTTGCATTTTACTTTTTACCCAAAAAATCGTTTTGAAGCGTGTACCGCGCTCTCATTTTATCAAAATCTACAGCATTTTGAAATGCGCCTTTGGCAGTAGATGTTTCTGACCAATGAGGCGTATTTTCAGGTGCGTTATCTTTAGGAATGAATTTGCTAACTTGTGATCTAGTAGCAAATTCAAGTGGATTTTTTCCTATTTGATTTGTATCACCAATGGATGTTCTATTGTTTTCACCCATAATATTATTCAAAATATCATCTTTTTGTTTTGCGCCCATATAGGACTGCAATACCTTAGCAATGGCCTCACCGCTCGACACGGGAGCTTGGATGCCCTTATAGGACTGGACCTGCATAGGCTCGGCACCAGCGTCTTGCATAGCCTGAGCGCGAGCCATCCGGGCCTGTTCTTCGGGCGTAAGGGCAATGCCCGCAAGGTTGACGTTCTGGTTATACATCATAACGCTCCAGGTTCTTCAGCATGGGCATCAGAACAGACTTTAATGCACACATATTGGCGGCATACTTTTCGTAATACGCCGGATATGTTTCTTTCATCCAAGCAACACGGTCGGCAGAATGTTCCACAAAGGCCGTGCAGTCGTAACAATCTAAACTAGTCTGTTCCATTTTGTAATGGTCTGGCAAAGACCCGCGTTGCGATTTTACAAAATCAAAAACTTGCTTTTCGGTCCAGTTTTCGATGGGCTGAATAAACTCAATCCCGTCTATAACTGTACCATGCCTTGCTGGCGACTTATGGGGATCATCAATACGCTGACCGCGTATCAATTGAGATACACCCAGTTCCTTAGCCGCCCGCATCAATGGCCGTGAAATGTTATCTGCACAACATTCCAGATAGCTTTGGACCTTTACGGGTTTATCACCAGAAATAACATGCCCCAGACCAGTCCAATCAATAGGAACAACATCAGAAGGGATTCCATTGGCTTCAATATAACCCTGTTGATCGGTATTAATTTCTACAAACTTGTTAGTTTCGCGCCTAATTTCGTCAATTAACGCAAGGGCCTCTGGATAACATTTCCCGGCATTAACCCATATGACGACAGGGTTTTGGTTGCGGTACAAGTACCAACAAGCCAAAGAATCTTTGCCGCCTGAGAAAGCTAATGCCAGCATTAAAACGCCATCGCTGCTGCGCCGCCAAGGCTTGCAAGTCCTTGCATATTAGAATTAGCTGCACCAGCTTTAATACCATACAGATCCATAGCCGCTTGGTTCTGGGCTTGAACGCCTTGGAACACGGGAGCCGCCGCAACATTAGAACCCGTATATTGTTGGAACTGCGGGTTCTGAATTTGCGAACCAGACATGAGGGCCGTAACCTCATTGATAGGTTGGTTACGCAATGCCGTCTGTTGGGCCAAAGACTGTTGCAAAGCCGTGTTGCCAAACTGGCCCGATTGTAGGGCTTGGTTATAGCCTTGGGCATTGGCAGACATATCAAGGTTAAGGCCCTTCAAAGCCGCTTGGGTCAACAGATCGTTTTGCTGATTGCCTTGGGTACGCATGGCATTATTGTATGCCTCGCTGCCAGGCGTAATGCCTTGGTTGGCAAGCTGTTGTGCCAATGCCTCTTGCTGTTGCTGAATCTGAGGTTGAAGCCTAGACATAATGGCCGCTTGACCCGTCATCCCTGCATTGACGGGCATGGCCGCAACGCCAGACGTATCAAGACCCGTTTGCAAATTAGGCAGGTTAGGATTGAACGCCTTGCTTAACGTATCCTGTGCATTTCCAATGCCAGTTTCGCCAAGATTGGCAAATTGATGTTCAACGCGCTGTTGTGCATCCAATGTAGCTTGCGCTTCAGGCGTAAGCGTTTGGGTTACGGTGGCTTGCTTAACGCCGCCTGGCGCACCCGTATCAGACCAATTTACGGTCTGATTGCCGTAAGGACTAATAATGTTTGGATTGCTGATAACCGAAGTTTGCGTTGCCGCCTTTTCGTTGGCAATGCCTTGTTCCCGTGCAGCCGCCGCATAATCGGGCGCTGCTGGTGCTTTTGGGCTATGGAAACACATTTTATTCTCCCTCGTATCTATACATGGCGCTGACCAAGCTATAACCAGCGCGATCCATTGCGGCGGGCAACTTGTTGTTTACAACAAGATGGGCCGCAAATACATCCTCTATGCCGCAAGCCTGTAAATGCTTTGCAGCAAACCTTAACAGGTTGCTAATTTCATGCGTCCCGCGATGTTCTGGCAACACATAGAAGAATGAATCTGTTGCCGTCAAACATCCAAAGAACGGACAATCGGTAATCCTATAGCCAACATGGCCGCATAGTTTGCCTAAATCGTCACGCATAGTGTAATAGGCAAATTGCCCGGCTTTTTCCAAGGCTTCCACAGCCTTCCAATTGGCCCGAAACTTTTTCTTACCAAAAAGTTCTTCCCAATGCATCGTGACAAACATGGCACATTCGGTCGAGCAATCAGCAAACTTTTCATTTGCAAAAATCATATGCCCGCCCATCCTTGTTGGTACACTATGTCGGTCGAAGCCCATTGAACCTCAATGCCAGAACTTAGCGTCTTAAACTGGATGCCGCCGCAATAGCCTATTCCGGTAATGCCAAGCCAGACGTTTGAAACGCTATTGCCAGCACCCCAATAACTATTGTCCCATGTTGCCGTATCCCAACTTGCATACGAAGTTGGCGTAAACGCAATAGGCGCGGTCGTATCGGAAACATCAAAATCAATGTTCATGCCAAGCGAAACGCTAGGCGAACCATTGGTGTAGAGGCTAGGCCGGGCGCGGGTAAAATACTTCTTAACGCCGCGATTGCCGAAATAGTTAAACGCCTGAATGGTCTGGGTGGCGATGTTGCTGCCAGCATCCGAATAGGTGTTGGTCCAAGCTTTGCCCACAAAGCCATCGCCGCCAAAATACGGATCGTCAAAAAAGGTTTCCCAACAAAATGCGCCCCAGCCCGTGAATCGGCACCAAGACTTTGTGATGGTGTTCATCACATATTGTTCTTGCTGATTGTCGGCTACAGGGACGTTAATCCAAACCGCGTTGTTCTTGGCAATATAATAAACTTGCCAGCCAACCGCAGCATGGTTGCCGCCGTATGTCGTAGTTGCTTCCGTAATAGCCCCCTGAATCTTGTCAGAGAGGGCTACACGGGGATCAAGCCTAGATGACTGCAATGACCCTGCCATAGGCATAAGGCCGTCATACGTCAAAATGAGAAGGTCACCGCCCCATTTAAGAGTGCTACGACCGCCAATAGGCGAGCCTAGTTTCCAGACACCAATAAGCGACCATGTAGACGCGCTTGCAGGGTCGGTGCCGCTATACAGGATGACTTCGCCTTCGCTCGTTACGAACGCTAAGTTATCGTCAACGCCATAGCCCGCATCAAGCGTCCAGGTGTCAATTGCCACAATATGACCGCCGAACCGGGCGATGGATTGCAGGTTAAGCTGTTGGGCTGCGCCGCCTACAGATGACGTTGGCAAGTACCATGCTGTTAGCGTGTTGCGGTCGATAAACCAAACGCGATTCTTAAACAGGCAGATATTGCCTAGTTTTGTGGTTGTAACGCCCGTAATGTTAATTGCCCCGACACCGGAAATACGAACCCATGTCGTTCCGTCGTAAAGCAAGGGCTGATCAGGCGCGGCGATATTGACGGCATAAAGATAATTACCGCCGGATGTAGATACGTTGATATAGTTCCATATGCCGCCAGCAAGCCCAGTAACTATTGCAGCACCTACCGCACCGCCATTACTAACATCGTAAAGTTTGCCTGTGGATGTTACCGCAAACAGCGCTGAGGTCGTACCGCCCGAATAGGACATTAGGGTTTGAACCTGACCGTCTAGGCCAGTCGTGTATCTTTGATAGCCGCCCCGCATCGTAAGGTTTGATACGGTAGGAAACATATTGATCATGGTAACGGCGTCTGCCGGGTCCATATTTGCAAACGAATCCCGTGCGTTCCAACCGCCTATGGGTGCAGGAATCGATGCAACATTTGCAGTAGTTTGCTGGACCAGTCGGCGCGTATCCATCGTTTAACGCCCGTAGCCGCTGTCAGGAATATTGTCGTAGCCGATAAGGATGTTGCCCGGTCTTGGCGCAAACGAAAGGTTGGCCGCACTGGTATCCTGCGCCATAGCCGTTTCAAGCTCTGTAAGATAATCTCGGTAAAGCGCCGTTGTATCAAAGCCTTTGGCTTGAAAATACTTAAGCTTGGTGCTTAAGACCATAACCCGATCTGGATAGATGCAGGTGTCGGTATCAAGCGTAAAGCTATTCTTTACGGTTCCGCCAGCAGCCCGTGCCCAACCCTTGCTACGGTATTCGTATCCAAGATATTCGTTGGTGGAAAATCCGGGCCAGATTTGAAAATAATTGCCATAGAGACGCCACCGGATACGCGGCCCGGTGCTGATATAACCGCTAAGCAGCCATTCCCATTGCTGGGCGTCCTCAGGGCCAAGCATTTCCCAATGCTTGGATTTGTCCCATTGAGTACGAGGCACAATAGAATCGTAATCATCTGGAAGATCGTATTTCACTTTTTGGAAATAAATGGTGCCGTCGGTAGCGGCTACAGTCGAATAGGTAGAGGCCGTCACTTGCGTGGCGGAATCGACGCTTTCGATAAACGTGGCATTGGGGAAGCCGTTGCCTACAATCATGTAGGTGGTGTCAAGACCACTGGTACTTGGAATACCAGTGATCTGACGCGTTACGGTGTTATAGGTTCCTGTGGTCGTCGTATATTCCGTAAAAAAACTGTTGGGCATCGTGAGTGCCTGCCAGTCGCTTTTACGCAATAATTCGTAACCACTAGCGTTCATCAATGCGAGTATTTGGATAACATCCTGATTGGTGTTTCCCGCAACCGAAACTGGCGTTGGGATACCAAGTTCGTTAGTGACCTGCGTCACCAACTGGAGCATCGTACTCGGCATTTGTTTCTTCCTTCTTTGGCCGTCCTGGCCTACGAGGTTCTTCTGCCTTAGCGGCTTGAGGCAATTGAGCCATAAGCAGGGCCATTTGGGACTTTAGTTCATCAAGTTCGCTGCGGGTCTTCTCAAGTTCGGAATTGCTTTCGGTCCTATTCTTGGCCGAAAGATATTGCCTAGCCCGTTCCCGCATACCAAAGCCACCCATGCCAACGCGCTGCATTTGAGCGTCAGAGGCAGTAGCAATTTGTTCCACCGTTTGGAACTTAAGAATATGCATTTCAGACATTTGCATATGGTTAAATTCTTTGGGTTGATCTTCATTCCACTTTTCTAAAGGCGTACCGATAAAGGCGGCGCCGGAGTTTTTAGATTGGAAATGTAGCCATTGGCGGGCAAACCGAGTCTTATGATCTTCCCGCAAAGGCTGTTCTACAATGTTTGTCTTGTCGCCTGGATTCATAATCCTAACAAAAATTGACCCCGGATAATCGGTATCATAATTGTTTTCGTAAAACTCCACCATCATGAAGGAGTCGGCGTTAGAAACATCGCTATCCAAATTCATACATTACGCTCCGATAAGGGAGACCCAGGTTGTATCGCTGGTTCCCCAGAAAATGCGACGCTTAGTGGCCGCAATAGCAACAGATGCCGCACCGTCAATGGTTGATCCGGTGGGCGGATAAACTGTCAAAATGTTAGCGCCATCATTAGCAACAACCATGCAAGCGCCATTTTCAGTCTTAAGCAACTTAACGCCACTAGATGAGGCGGTAGTGCCAACGACGTTATAAGAAACAGCAAGCTGAAGCGCGGTAGCGGCAGTGGTGCCAGTGGCCGTAAGGCCAGTAGAAGCCGTTCCGCAAATGGATTGCGTGGCAAGGGGGGACGTACCTGAACCCAAGACGCGAGAAGGAATAGTCATGTTAAACCCCTTTCCGAGGGAGATAAGAAACGGGGGGCAACCCCTAAAGACCGCCCCCCATTAATTATTACAAGGGCGATGTGGTCTTATAGACCCAACCGTATTCGCCCGTAGCAAAGGCCGTAGCGGCGGTATAGCTACCAGCCGTGTCGGTTACGTTAAAGGACGAGTCAACCGAACAGGTGCCAGTGGCAACCGCTTCCGTAGCCTTAACGTAGACCCAAGTGTCGTTTAGGTTGCCCAACATAGGCGTACCAACAGCAAAAGCAGGGGTGGTGTTGCGGTCGGTAAATGTAACGCCAATGCTAGGAGTTGCAGCAAAAGTACTAGCCATGATTCAAATCTCCCTAATTAAGCGATCAACACGCCTTGGAACTGAGCGCCGGAGCAGGTCAAGTTACCCGCCCAACCGATCAGTTTCACAATGGCATCTTGGTTAACGGCTTGACGTTCGCCGCCGATTGGAACGAAGTTACGGTCAACGTGAGGACGGAACATCAAATACTTGGTGTTCAGGAACCACATGTGGTTCGCGGTAGCGGCAGAACCGATACCACCATCAAGTACAACGTCCGAAGCCATACCAGCACCGTAATACTTCAGCGAAGCAAAGCCAGCGCCAGCGGCGGTCGAACCGGAGTCCGAAATACGCTGGATGGATTGCAGAGACTGAAGATACAGGCGGTAATAGTTGCTGTCGGCCACAATCAAGTCAGGCTTATCCGTACCACGAATAAGTTGGACGGCGAGTGCGTCCATGTACTGCTGAATGTTGGAAGCCGTAACAGCCGAACCACCGTCGGTACCGCCCGAATACTTAACCGAACGCCAGAAGGAGAACGAGGCGCGGTTAATGCCGCCGTAAGTGCCGGAAGAAGGCGCGTCAGGAACAGCCGCAGCCAGACCCGTGATGTTCTTGCCGCTGTTGCCAGTCCCATCAAGATAGATGTCGCCGCCAAGACGGTTAGCCAATTGAGCTTCAGCCACGTTCATGCGACCGTCAAGCAGGTCAATAATGGCTTCCTTGCCGCTGTTTTGAATCATTTCCAGACCGGAAATGGTAACAGCCGAAGCATATTGAGTGATGCTAAATTGAGCAGCCGAGATTGGCGAATTTTGCGACACGTTCAACACTTCATAGCCGGAATAGCTGTTGGTGTTGTTGGTCGTGGAGTCGTTGTACATGATTTCTTGCAAAATCACGTTACCACCGGAGAACGTCTTGACGTTGCCACGGTCCTTAAGACGGCGAAGCAAGGCGTTGTTGTTCGTCACGTTGTCAGCGAGTTCACCACTGCGGCTTTGGATATTAGTCGCAATGATGTCGCTGATCGAGGAATTGGCGAATGCCATATTAATCTCTCCCAGTTAAATCAAAGACGGTCATTCATACTGTTGAACTGCTCAAACAGCATTGTCCGTCTGTCTTGCGCTTTGGTAGCCGTGGGAACTCCTGGTGTGGAACTTCTAACGCTGACCGCTGCTGCCTTAGCCGCTTTCGCAGCCCGATTGGCCGATTCCCTTCTTTCCGCTTCCAGTTTGGCTTGTTGGCTTTGCTGAATTTCAGAAAAAAGATTGTCGTCAAGGCGGATAGCCTTTTCATAGGCTTCTTCTAGAGTGTTGACAATACCGTTTTGGAGAAGCTGGATCATAGTTGGCCGCGCTTCTTCAAAATATTCTGCTTTTTGTGCAAATTGATCAATCTGCGAAAGCAAGCCTTGCGTTTCTGCTTCTTCCTGTTGTTGCTTCCAGCCGGAAACTTCACCACGGATATTGTTAAGTTCGTTTTGAAGCGCAATGACCTTTGGATCAATTGGACCCGTCTGAAGCGGTGCCGCGCCGTTTAAATCAATACCGTAATTATTGGCTAGGCTAAGCAGAAAGTTTTGCTTTTCTTGTGGATTGCCAAACCGCATAACGCGATCCGCTTCCATAAGGCCCTTAATGGCTTCAATGGGATTGGAACCATTGCCGCGAATGGTGTCCATGTATGGCTCAAATGCTTTTTGCACTTGATCGGCATACTGGGCCTTGGTGATAAGGGGTTCAACGCCCTTACGCATTTCTTCTTCCCGCTGCCAGGCGTATTCCTGTAGCTTAGGATCGGCAGTCTGCCAGGTTTCGTGAAACTCTTTCTTCCAACTTGAAGGAGGGCGCTTCCAAATAGGCTCCTCGGCTTTTTCTTCGGCTTCTTCTTCTATTTCTTCAGATTCAACGGCTTCAATTTCTACAGGATCGTCTTGCTGTTCAGATACCTCATCAAACTGCTGAGCAAGCAATTCCTTGCGATCAATAGCAGAATCATCGACCTCGTGACCAGTTTCTTCGATGCTCATAATATTCCTTACTTTCTAAGTTGCGCCAGTATCTTGTTGGCCTGGCGGTCGCTCATGTCACCTAATTGACGGTGCAACGCTATACGCCGATCCATTGACGATGGTGGTGTCGGTGGACGGCTTTCCATTTTCTCGTTACCCACCTCAAAGCAATTGTGGCGCTTAAGATGTTCACGATGATGAGATCGGCTAGTAATCATGCTGCCATCAACCATGCTTTTGTATGGTTCAATGTCCCTAATGACCTGCGGACCTGATTCGGTTTTTTGCCCATAATCATCACGCATGAAAACAACTTCGCCGTTTTCAATTTCGTACAACAGGCCCTTTGAATCGTATATTGCCCTGTATCTATTACTCATAGCAACACCAAAACATCTTCATCATCCATTTCTAAATACAAATCCCAAAGTTCTTCAACCTTGTCCAAATCTTTTAACATTTTATTGAAATCTATTTTTTTAGATTCCAAGAAAACATTTTGATTTGTATCTGTTTGTTTTTCTGTTTGCTTTAAATTTTTAACAAACGGTTTAACAATTTCTTGAGCAGTTAATGATTTTCCTTCAACCAGATAATCATAAGCATCAATTATGTCTTGCTTCTTTTTAGAGGCTTTTCGTTTTTCTTCATCAAACTTTTTCTTATAATCACCGTCGTGAAAATCGGTAATTATTAAAGGTAGATTGATTTGAAATGCATCTTGTTGAAATGCATTTTGTTGAAAACCGTTGTTAAAAGCCATGATGGATTATCCTCGCAGCTTTAACCTGCGACCCATGCAGTACCATTATCAAACACGGGTGTTCTTACCGCTCCACCAGCCGTCAAGGTGCCCAAGAATGTTGGTGCTAGTGCATCCGTAACATAAGCGCGACGACCTGCCGTACCCGCTGTAGGTAGGGTTGCAATTGTATAACTTTTCATTTGGATGGTGTTGTTAAGCACCACAGCTTGGTTGATAGTTGTTGTTCCCAATGCGCCCGATATAGCGGAACCAATGTTTATATTGGTGGTTGATCCCGATAAACCAGCGGTGCCAATGTTTACTGTTTTGGTAACCCCTGATGCATTGGCACCATATGCAACATTACAAACGCTTGTTGCTGTTGCTGATCCAAAACCTAAAAGAGTGTTTGAAAATGTTTTTGAGCCACTCATATTTTGAGTGCCTACATCCATTATAAAAATACCACTGGTTGCTGGAAACGAATAAGTATATGTTGTGCCAGTGTTTATGCCTGAACATTGAAATACGGCTTTTTTGGTATTATCCAAATTATCTTGAAGCGTAAACTCCGTATCGTTTATGCCATTTGCGAGCGACAGGTTTGAGCCAGAATAAGCCAAGGTTGCGCCAACGCTTATTTCTTGCGCTTCGCCCGTGCCATCAAATCCAAGAAGCGTTGATGCAGTGCCTGTTAAGTTATGCTGATCATTCCAATTAGACGGACGAACAACGGTTGCATCTGTACCGTCGGGAATAGCAGAAACAAATTTATGGTTTAGAGAAACAGCCATTATTGCACAACCTCCACGCCGATTGCCCTGCCATCCGGCCCCCTGATCAAACGCTTAGGTGCTGATAGGGATTGTACCGCCTCATGAAGCTTACCCATAGCCTCGCCATGCATATTGGCCATGTTGTTATGGACGTTAGAGATATGATCCATAGCGTTTCTAACATCATCGCCAAGTCTGCCAGAAATTACTTCTGCCGAATTTATAGAAGCATCAATTAATGGAACATCAGTGCCAGGGTTGGATGAAATTCTAGCAACCATGATTTTCGTAGCGGCATCAAGGTCGGCCTTGTAGCGTTCAATTTGTTCTTTTGCAGCGTTTTCCTGCATTTTCAATTGACCCTCATATTGCTTCTTTTGCATTTCAATGTTGGCTGAAGATTCAGCCTTCATCTGTTCAATCTGCATATTGGTTTGAGCGCGCATTTGTTCAATCTGCATGTCAGCCTGAATTTGGGCCTGTGCGGCCTGTTGCTCGGCCTGCATCTTAATCTGTTCTGGAGATGGCTGCGGAGGCTGTTGCTTGGCTTGCAATGCACCCTGTTCAAACTGCTGCAAGGCAACGTCAATGGTGCCCTCAATGGCCGCAGCTTGCTTAAAGCCGCCAACGCCAAAGCGCATCATCTCCATGATCATTGGCACCATTTCTGGGGCCTGTTGACCCATTGGCAATGCCTCACGCAGGAAGTTAGAGAACGCATTAAGGAAGTCCATGCGGTCCTGCTTGGTTTGCGTCTCGTCAAGCTGCACTAAGCTATCGGCAGCAACCTCAATACGGAAAGCCCGCAGCGGCGAGTTTTGCAGCAGTTGCAGGGCTTGCGGAATCATTTGTTGATCCGCCTGGCTCATTTGAGCCGCGCCCGCATATTCAAGGATGGTTTGCGGCTGGAACTTGGTGCAAATGATTTGCGCCTTCATCCGCAAGAGTTCGCTTGCAAACATGGCAACGCCGTCTTGCATGGCGCGTAGGCGAAGACCCGCGTACTGGCCTTTGATTTGTTGGGCCGTAGCAGTTTCGGACGCTGCGGTTTGGCCACGGATAATATCAGAAATACCCGTGATTTCGTAGATTTGGCCCTTGATCTGGGATTGCGCTTGGTAGCACTGGATAAGCACCGCAGCCAGCGTATCAATGGGCAAAAGGTCAATAGCGCCTTTTAGGCCGCCCTTTTCGCTAAACGCCATCCATTTATCAACGGGAATAAGCGTATTATTGTCACCTTCGGTCAGAAGGCGCTGTAAGGCAGGTTGGCTAGCATCGTACACGCCGCGCACGCGCAGGGCCTTCACAAGGCCGTCAATGCGGTCCGTAAGAATGTCCAGTTCGTTTGCCTGATCTTGGTAAAGTACAAAGTCGGCAACGGGGATAAGCGTATCGCTAGTTGTCGTAGCGTAAAGCGGCTTAGGGCATGGAAAGAAGTTTTCCAATTCTAGCGGATCTTCACGCTCGTCAATAATGTCTGGATAGCTTTCGGAAAGCCAATAGACCTTTTGAGTTTCCTTGTCCCAAAGTTCACAAATCCGAGCGCGGTCATTATTTTTGCTGTTTTGGCCCGACTTGCTTAGCGTTTCAGGTGAACTATCAAACGGCATCTTCTTGGCAATTTCTTCGCCAAAGCGTTCCGTAAGGGCATCCTTGGTCATATACACCCAGCGCCATACGCAAGTTACTTCTTCCCAAGTCCGCGCCGTAGAATGGCCGAAATCTTTCCAATGAACATAATCAGCAGGAGAACACTCATATTCAATCTCCTCGGGAACCTCCTGCATGGCTGCTGTTTGGTCTTGAGGATAAAGCGGTGATTGGTTAGCGCCCTCGGCGGATTCGCTTTCCTCAACGTCCTCAGTGATCTGGTAGCCATCTTCAGGAACGTCCTGCTTACGGATATGCGGATCATAACGCACCCAAGCCGTACCACGCCCGCCAAGGAACCGATCCTCGACCGCGTTCTTCATGGCCGAACGGAAATCGGAATAATGCTCAATTTCGTAATCAAGCGCTCGCTCAACTAATAGCGCCGCAACCCGGCCTACGGGATCATTGTCGCTAAAGCGCCGGGACACCGACGCCTTGGGCATACGGGCATAAACAGCAGGAACCAGCGTCTGCACATTAGACCAAAGGATATTAAACTTGGCCGTTTCGTTGCCGGATGCGCTGCGTGTATCATCACGATAGCGCCGAATGATCTTTGTGGACCGCTCGCACCACTTCTTAAACTCGTTGTCATATGTATGAATGACACCAAGATATTTTTGCAAAGTAGAGGTTGGAGGAAGCATTTAACTTTTCCTTTAGGCCCAAACGCGCCAGGGGGTTACAGGAGACGTTTGCAGGGCCGCTAGGGCCTCTGGTGCTTCATCTGCATAGATGAGCCTTAGATTGACAAAATAGCCACGCTCGGTGCTGTCAGCGGGCGAAGGGCCAACCCTATCAATCAGGATGCTTGAATTAACGGGATTTAATTCACCGTCAAAATCTTTAAACAATTCAGACGCCAGCAATGCCGCGTCCATCTTGGCTTTACTGGTGGCTTTTAGATAAAGGTCGATCATGCTGTTATCGCCTGTAATAAAGTGTTCGTAAGGCGGGTGTTGTAGTAGGAAATGGATTTGATATGGTTGGATGTATAGTTTGCGGCTAGCAAACGATCATCCGCACCAATGTTTAATTGGGTAAGGCTAACCGGAACCGCGCCCAATGTGTCTGTAGCAACTGTGCCGCCATTGCGTGATGCAGCAAAGTCATTAAGCGCATAGGCTGTGGCAATTTTGTTTGTTGCGCCAACCGTACCAATAGCGCCCAAACCAAGTGCGGAGATCAATGCAGAACCAGAATAATATGCTGCCCGCATAATTCCGGTATCATTGTCAATATGTGTCGAGTTTTGCGTAATCGTGCCGTTAGATGCCGAGACGTAAGTTGCAAAGCCATTGGCCGAAGCATCAAATGCCACTGCAAGTGTTCCAGTAGTTTGGTTGTACCAATTGGAGAAGTTATTGCCGACCATTGTGGCAACGTCAGCCGAACGGGTGACAGACGCACCTGCGGTAGGGATGTAGGACGTAGCAAAACTGCCCGCTTCAAATTGTGCATTGGACACGGTGCCTGACACCGTAAGCGTCAAGGCTCCAGCCGTGGCTGTAAAGGTAAGGCTTACACGATTTGGGAATACACCAGTTCCAACTAATGGTCCCGCTATTGACGTACCTGTAAGTGTAACTGTTCCCGTTCCATAAAACGAAAGCGTATAAGCTTGGGCTGTGGTTGTAACAATTTGCGTAGATAAGGTATCGCTATTAAGCAACAGGTTTGTCCGCGCTTCTTCGATCAGCAAGCCCAATGGCGCAAGCGTGGTAGGGCTATAATCAAACCGCGGGCCGTAATAGGCCGTAGATGTCAGGGCCGCTGCTGGGTTATAGACATACGGGTCCAATGACGCGCTGTCGGATAGTTGAGCGCCCCAAAGATATACGCCGGATGTGCCGTCGCCAAGATAAGTTGAACTGGCTGAGGTTGTAGCAAAGCTAGTAGTTACACGAATTTGTGGCGTTGCTGATCCTGCTGTTGTTGCTGTTGATGTTATAGAACAACGATACCAACCATTACCAACTAAAGTAATTGAAGATGTTACTCCCGATACGTTTACAGCAGTAGCTCCATTTCCTGATAAATCAAAAACACCAATAAAATTTCCAGAATAAGCCGGAGCCATAAATAAAATTTGAATATATTGTCTTTCAGCTGCCTTTGCATATACGCTATATGTATATGGAACGCCCGCAACAAAAGAAAATGCTTGATTTACATTGTGACTTTGTGTCGTTGCTTGTTCTACAAGTTTATCTGCATTTAAATTACCATTTGGATCAGTTGTTGCATTTGCAGTTATAGTGCTGTTAAATTTTGTCCAGCCTGAAGTCGTAACATCAAATTCTTCGGTATAGCCAAGCAGGTTCTTAGGCGTGGTGCTGTTGTATGTGCGTGGTGCGGTTTCATATGTGACGGCACCCAATTGAGCGCCCCAAGCATAAACTGCCCCTGTTGCTTGATCTAATTGAAGACTTACTGTTGTTGCACCAACCGGGCAAACACGAACAAGAGAAAATCTTTGCCATTCAGTCGTAACTGAACAAGATGTACTAGCAACAACTGAATTATCTGTATTAGAAACAAGTCGAATTGTAACTGGTGCATTTGCTTTAAGCCAAACTGAAACAGAGTAGTTTACGCCAACTACTGCAGATCTATTTTGATATATTCCAGATGATGCTGCTATTGTAATCTGATCAGCCGTTGTTGTTCCATCCGGTGCTATTGTTGCATTAGAGACTGTAGATACGGTTCCAAATGATACCCAACTTGTTGTCCCAAAACCATCGCTGTTAAGCAACATATTGCTGGGCGCATAGGTAAGCTGGCCTGTGCTGTCGATCATCGTAGCGTTGGTGCCGCGTGAGAATGTAATACCTGGGGACGCACCAAACGCGGCATAGCCCGTACCATTTAAAAAGTACGATTGACTAGAAAAATCCAATAGCAAGGATGGAACCCCACCCACGACATTGCGACCAGTTGAAGTGCCCCAGGTAGGTATCATGGTTTAGGCCGACCAGAAGACAGTGCAATCAACGGTACCGCTGATCGTGACAATAAGCGAAGTCGCAAAGCGAGCCGGAATTGGATAGAACGTGCCAGCAAGGGGCGTAAAAGTGTTGACGATGGTACCGGAGCCATCAGAAACCTTAATGGTTGGCGTAACCGATGCCGATGCAACGAAAATGCCAAGAATTGCGCCAAAGCCCGTAAACACGGTCGTGGTAGCCGTAATATTTTTGTAATTCTGACTTTCAGAAACTGGCGTCATATTCTTGATCTCCTAGAGCGTTTATGGGAAGCCCACATATCATTCAGTGTAGCAGTATTCCCCGGACCTACAATAAGCGGCTTTTCAGAGGGCGCGGTACGCACCGTAGGTTCATCTCGCCATGCAATAGCCAACATTCTGAAGGCATCTGCCGGGTGCGAACACCAGTTATGCTTAGGCGTTGCCCTAAATGCCTTCTTATCTTCGTCGTATTCACGCTCATACTGGCGGAGGGCCTCAATACCCTCCATGCACTTGCGTTCATCGAACCAACAACGTGATAACATTTGTCGAACGGCTTGGATACCGTCTTGAACCGACAAATCAGGCACAATTCGCAGGTTTTGTACCCCTAAATACTCGCCAAGTTGCTCAATTATCGACTTACCCTGTGCCGCAAGCGTTTTAGCACGCGCATCATGGGGCAAATAATGCGTTCCGTAATGGTAGGGCTTTTGCGTGATGACCTTAGCCAGCTCTTGTATGCCAGCACCAGACACAGCATGATAATCAATGATATGAATTTCACCAGCAATAACCTGATACCACCAAATTGCTGTGTCATCGCGGTACCCCAAGTCCCAGGCTGTATGTGTTGGAAGGCTAGGATCGTATGCAACCTCGGTAACGCGCTTTTCTTCGGTCGCGATCCGCATTTCAATACCATAAAACGCACCAAGAATGGCCGCTTCAAAGCTGCATTCGTATTCCTGCATATATTGGTCTTCGGAAATCTGGGCCTTAACAGCGTTTATTTCGCTCATTGGCAAAATACCGCTTTCGGTGGCCGTCAGACGCAAGCAAAACCATTCTTCGGGATTCATCCTAGCAGTCTGGAAAATATCCCAGAATTGATTCTTGCCTTTTGGCGTACCACCAAAGACCGCCCAGCCTTGTTTGTCTGACAATGTCGGGCGAATGACTGAACCCCATACAGAAGGCCGGAAGTCTCCGTATTCGTCCATATAAATGCCATCGAAACCAAGCCCGCGCATAGCATCAGCATTATCTGCGCCGAAAAGCCTGATCTTGGCCCCATTGATAAGTTCAATCGTAAGTTCAGCTTCATTGGCCGACTTCATAATCGGAGCGCAAAACCGTTTAAAATAATCCCAAGCCACAGATTTAGCCTGGCTTCTAAACGGCGCGATATAGCCAAAAAGCGGATTAGGCGACTTGCACGTTACCGCCGCCCTAATAATATCATTTACCGCCGATACGGTCTTGCCAGCACGGCGATGGGCAACGAGACAAGCCCAGCGTTGGGTCCTATTGTGAAACGGCTTGAACGAATCACGGGGCGCGTAGCTGAGTTTTATTTCTCGTTGGACCACGTAATCACCAATTCAACCGGACCCTCGTCCGCGCCAGTAACTTCTGTACGCGAAAGCTTGGGCACATGATATTCAATCAAGTCCGAAAAGCATTGAAAAGCAGCGCGTGGACCGTCACGCTCATGCACCTCATCGAGCCAGCTTTGAAGGCGGTCGGTGTTGCCTTCGATAAACAGCGCCAGGGCATTACGCGCATTTGCGGTGGCCTTGCCTACAGCGCCCTTGGGCCTACCACGGGGTACGCGGTCGCCTTCTTTGGCTTCGGCTTTGGATTTGAACGTCGTCTGATTCTTGCCGCCCATCTTAATCGTCCTTGGGTTTGTCTTTGGCCTCTAGTTCGTCCATCGCTTTGGATAGCTTCTTACGGCGCGTGTCGGCCTTATTGAATTCCTTGGCGACTTCCATTGGCACGCCCGTCTTTTTGGCAAACTCTGGGCTATGGGCCGCAGCAGCCATCATACGCGCTTGTTTAGGGGATTTGCTTGGCATGGTGGCCCTTTCGATGATTTTGCAAGAATAAGGCTTGACACTGGCTATGTCAACAAAAGCGGGGCCGGACGGAGATCAACTCGACGCCCAGCCCCTAGTTGAGGAGACCACCACACAATTAGATATATATATATTTATTACGGAAAAGCAAGAACCGTTTTATGCGGCCCATTTGTACGGGGGGCCTATGTACATACACCGACCCCCCCACCGGGTTCGATGCCGGGTAGGGGCGTTACGTTATAATATAACAGGCACCATGCCCCACGCTCACGCCTGGCAGACGAGCGCGCCTAGCCATGCCCATACGCATGAGCTCACGCTCGAGCCCGTCACGCGTCACCGTGAAGCCTTGGCGATATGGCCAGCCGGGTAGTGCATGATACATCGCGGGCCCCATAGTTTAGGGCGCGATGGGTATGCTGGGGCAGGGTCTATATACTCATGGAAACAAGCGGCCTCACACGCTCACTCAAGGGTACTACGTACCCCTTGAGCGTAAGTGAGTATTGGGCAAATGCGCTCACATACGCTCACTTACATACTCACTTACGCTCACTTACGCTCACATAGCCTTATTTAATAAACCATGCGGCGAATGGCGACGCTCACTATGATCGTGGGTTGAGAGGCAAATCATGATGTTTTTCGCGGCCATTTTTGCGTGAGAAACGCTAAAGAAACTGACAACCCTCTCATATTTTTTGCCATTATAAAAATGACGCCCGTCATAAATTTATTTTCATCTGACCATGCATTTTGTTGTTGACAGCAACGCAAGCGTCCATCATAAAGGTCTCAACAACAACGCAACCGAGGCAACCACAATGTCATATATGATCCAGTTTCCAGATTTTGACGATCACGCAACCCCCGCTCAATTGCTAGCTTTAGGCTTTGCAGATGCATCTTGGCATAACGATACATGCCCTAGCTTTGATCGTGACGGCTTGATCGTGTTTGTCGATTACCTAGACACCGAATTGTCCGAATTCAAAGGCAAACGCTTTAACGTCATCCAAGACGCGCCAAACGGCCAAACCATCGATCACGGTAGCTATGACAGTCTGTCAGACGTTCTTGCAGCAATCGCCTAGCATCTAACCGAAGGCCTCTAACAGGAGGCTTTCCATTAGACCCTAGCAAACCAAAACCCAAACCGGAGAAACACAATGATCAATCTATCGGCACAATTAATGACGCCATTTCTTAATAATAACGGAACTGCCCGTTGCGATTTAGTCGCAAGCCGTCTTGAAGCGAAAGAGGCAATTTACGCTGCAATGAAAGCGCTTCAAGAAATTCGCCCTAATAGCCGCGATTATATTGGGAAGGAAGCCATATTTGATTTGGATGTTTCCATATATTCCGCTCGTTTTTCGGCATTAGATGCAATCCGTAATGCGCTTTACGATGAGGCAATAATTATAAATGATTGCCAATAGCGCCTAGCTTCTAACCATGGGCCAAGCCTCAAAGCTTGGCTCATCATTAGACCCTAGAAACCGCTTGCACCAACGCAAGCCGCATGCATAATAACAACGCAACCACAACACAGGACACAATCACATGAGCCCCCAAGACCTAGAAACAGCCAAGGGCCTGGCCCTAGTGGCAATGGCAACCATCGTCTTAGGATTAACCTTGGCCCTGCCCTGGATCATATTCTAACCACCAGCCCGAAAGGCCACACAATGAACACGCAATGCGCCATAAACCTTGCTCGCAAGCACGTATTCGCTAATCAGGCGCAAGATGCATCTAGCGCGTACCTATGCCTCGCCGACGCTATCGCGCAATCAAATGCGGGCGATCTTGCCAATGCCAAGGCGCGGGCGATCAAAAGCCTGGCATATTCCGTCGGGGTATTCCATCCTGACTATAAGAGGGCCAGCGCATGAACCGTGACGCAATCCTTAACCACGCCAAGCGTCTAATCAACGGCCCCCGCGCCAATGAATACGGCGACGCCGAATTGAATTTTACCCAT